GTACGGGATGCAGCGTTAATCGCATGGGTGAATTGCTAATTTTTTATAACCATAAATTTTTCAACTATGAACATTCTAATTATTTCAGGCCGAATTGGTCAAGATCCGGAGGCAAAGCAAACGCCAGCCGGGCAGGTGGTAACTTTCCCACTTGCTGAAACCGTCTTTATCAACGGCGAAAAATCAACAGCATGGCACGATTGTCAAGCGTGGGGCAAGCCAGGTGAAAACATCTTAAAGTACGCACAGAAAGGTACAGGAGTAACCTTGCAGGGCTCGCTAAAGTACGACCAGTACGAGGCTAAAGAGGGTCACAAAGTGAAACGAGCTAAAATTAACGTGCACACTGTGGAGATAACAAGTAACTGGAAGAATAATAGCAGTCAGCAGGGTAAGGCACCTCAGGTAGAGCAAGAATATGACGACGGTTTACCGTTTTAGTTCTTACTTAAAACTTTAGAGAATCCAATTATTAACCACCCGCCAGGTGGCGGGCATTAAAACACAACAAAAATGAAAACACTAAAACTTGAAGTTGGGAAAACCTACCGAAGCAGGGCAGGCGAGGAGGTTAAAATTGTAGGAATGGGCAACAAGGGCTGGGACTATTGGGAAGGGAGCAATGGGGAATGGTACTACGAAGGCGGCAAGTGGAGCTATGTCACAAAAGAACATCCCGAAGACCTTATTGAAGAAGTCCCCGAGGCCAGCCACACCTTCGGCCTTGTCCCTGGTGCCCTAACCGCAACCCGATACACGTTCACAATTCCAGAAGGGGCAAAAAAAGTAACAGTATCGCAGGAGGGTAATCGTATCATCGTGGAGATGGTGCCGGAGGATGGTGAGCTGAAGCCGAAAACGGTGAAGGCGGAGAATAAATGCGTAGCCCATACTTCTGAGGATGTGAAAAAAATGATTAATCTAAGAGAGATGAACAAAGTATTGACGAGGATTAAGAAAGCGTATATGCTTAAAGATATAGATGTGATGTCAAGGCTGGGGAGACAAGTGGAAGCAAGGGCTATCTGGGCCTACTACCTGATAGAGGTTGAAGGAATACAACATGCAGATGCAGCAAAAATCGTGGGGAGAAAAAGATCTATGATGTACCACTACGTAAAGCTGGTTAAGGATTTGTATGAAACCAACGTCCCGTTTAGAGAACGGTTTAACAAAATAGGAATTCCATGGAGGAGCTAATATTACAGAACATCATGAAAATACAGAGGGCGAAAAATGAAACATGAAGATCTTAAAACATTATTGCAGTTTACTTTTGCGGGTAATAATTGCTATATTTGTTTGCGCGGCTATCTTTGTCGCTGTGGTAAATGTTATATGATGAAAAGCGAGTGGGGCGAGATAGAGCAGAGCTGGAATGACGACGTGTCTTTTGTCAATAGGCACGAGGCCAGCAGTCGAATTGTGGATTATTCAGACCGGATTGCTCTGAATACAGAAATGCGTTTTGATGTTATCGACTCTCTTTCTTTTGAAATACCAGAAAAAGATTGCGGGTATTTTGCTGTAACAACCAAAGCAATTTCGCTGCTCGATGTTGTTAATTATATCGAAACAAAAAAAGGTAGTATTGATAATGCGATATTATTTTTCTATACAGTAAACGACAAGGCAGCGAGGTATACAGCAGCGCTATCGGAGAGGGCTGATTTGAAGGTGATTATTTCCGATTTGATGAACTCGCAACGGCAAAAAGAGCGGGTCATCACAGATATCCTCGATAAAGCAAACGTGGAAATCGTTTTTTGCCACAACCACGCAAAGATTGCAGCCATTAAAATTGGAGATAATTACTTTGTTTTATCAGGCTCGATGAATGCGGGCAATAATGCGAGAATTGAGAGCTTGCAAGTTGTTAATTCAAAAAAACATTTTGATTTTGTTTTGAAGCTGTATGAAAAGATGAAAGACGAATATCAAATTAAAAAACGCTACTAATGGCATACGACAGAGAAAAAATATTAGAGCAAGCGAAGACCGCAATAAAAGAAAACAACCTTTTTTTTATTGAGGACATTGTGGCCTTTATCCCTTGCACAAAAACAACGCTTTACGAATTTTTCCCTGCCGGATCTGACGAAATGAACGCCCTTAAGAGCTTGTTGGAGGACAATAAAATAAGGACGAAGTCGTCTATTAGGGCCAAGCTATTCAAGTCGCAAAAAGCGGCTGAACTGCTTGCTCTGTACCGCCTAATTTGCACTCCCGAGGAGCATCAGAAGCTAAACCAGCAATATATCGACCACACAACCAAAGGCGAGAAAATACAGCCAGCACCGATAGTTTTCTATGACAGCGACGACGCCGGTAAAACTAAACAGTAAATTCCAGCCACTATTTAACAGGCCGGAAGGTGTCAGGTATTACATCCTGACAGGGGGTCGCTTTTCTCAAAAATCTTTCGCCACAGGTACCGCGGCTGCCACGCTCGCGTATAACCACGGACACAGGATCCTATATAGCAGATACACCCTGGTAAGTGCTAAAGATAGCATAATCCCAGAGGTAGTGGAAAAGCTGGAAATGTTAAATATTGATAGCTTTGCGAACATCCAAAATGACCGCATAACATTCAACCACAATGACGGCAAAATAGTCTTCAAGGGTATTAAAACTAGCTCCGGAAACCAAACAGCTAAACTTAAGTCTTTGAAGAATTTCAGCTGCTTCATTTTGGATGAGGCAGAGGAGGAAAACGACGAAGCCAGCTTCGACAAGATAAACCTATCGATAAGGGCGAAGGATGTCGAGAATATAGTTATCATAATATTAAACCCAACCACAAAGCAACATTGGATATACAAGCGATTTTTCGAAAGCACAGGCGTACAACCGGGTTGGAATGGCGTTAAAGATAACGTCTGCTACATTCACACCACCTACAAGGATGCTATCGAGTTCGTGCCGGCCGACTACCTGCACGAGCTGCAATTGCTCGAGCAGCGGAACCCAGAAAAATTTGAACATATAATTTTGGGCGGGTGGCTTGAGGCAGCTGAGGGCGTTGTTTTCAAAAATTGGGAGTATGGAAAATTTGACGACTCCCTGCCTTATGGCTGGGGGATGGACTTCGGGTTTTTCCCTGATCCTGACGTACTGGTAAAGGTGGCGATTGATAGGAAAAACCGAATCATATACGCAAAGCAAGGGATGTGGGGTTATAACCATGGTACAAGGGAGTTGTATGACAAGGTTAAGGCAGTGGTTAAGCCGCGCGAGGTCGTTATTGCCGACAGCAGCGAAAAAAGGCTTATCGCAGATATGAAGGGCTTAGGGCTCAACATCCGCAAGGTTGTAAAAGGTGACGGCAGCGTGCTTGCCGGTATCAAGACAATGCAGGACTATAAAATTGTAGTCAGCCCCGAGAGCACGGAGATAGGCAAGGAATTAAACAACTATGCGTGGAAGGCTAACGGCGTGCCTATTGATGCTTATAACCACTGGATTGATGCTATCAGGTATTATGTTCAAACTTTCGTTAACCCAAGCCGCCTCGGCGGTGGAAATAAAGCACTATGAAACTATCCGAATTCTTAAACATAGCGAACTCCAAAGATGAGGAGCAGAAAGAAGCTGCATTTTTTGCGGTCAAGTACAGCCGTAAGTCAAAGGCCAGAGATGTGTATGGGATAGGCAAATTGACCGAAAAAACCTTTTACGAAGTGAAAGAGTTGCAGCGCATTTTCAGCACTTCGTTCGAGGCCTCAATAAACGCAGCCATTGACTTGTGCCCGGAGCGCGACCCAGACGTGTTTGATTTTTTCGCACATTACAATTACATTCGTAAAGAGATCGAGGAGATTAATGAGCGTGAGCAGTCGCTATCTTATGATCCAACAGTCGAGGAGGAGGCTGCCGGCATTGAGGTGTTTGGGAAATTTGGATATTTCGGTCAGATACGCAGCATCGCTAAGCAGTACGGCTGGACGCTCGAGTATGTCAAAGAATTGCCCTATTCAACGGCCTTCACGATATTGCTGTACGATAAAGAGGAGGCAGATTTTAATAGACGTTTAATGAAAATACGCAACAAATGAAAGCACTTGCAAACACCTTACTTATTGCGGCCTTCTTGGTCATCCTATCGGTAATTTTCGGCTTCAGCGCATGGGAGATTATTGCCTGGTTCATCGGGGTATCTGCCGGTATCGCATTGTTTTTCGTCTTACTGGCTGTTCATCGCCGTCTGAAAAAGTGGCAGCCTTATTGGTGGGTGTGGTCGTCAATAACATTTCCACACTATTATTTGCGAGCCAAAAGAGATGCACGGATAGCCACCGACAGCGGGTTAATGGCTGCCGCAAATCTTATATTCTCAGCCCCGAAAACGTGGTTTATGATGCGGATATTGCGTGTTATTGGCAAGGAAATTAACAGGCGACATAAGGAAATGAAAACATTTGAAAGGAAACACTTGTAAAAGTGGCTTTCTTTTCCTTACTTTTGTGTAAAATAAAAAGGTATGGCAAGTATTGACATTATCGGAGAATTGAGGTCCTTCGCCCAGGCTAAAGGCTGGCATTTTGTGTACGGTAACGACCAGTATGCGAATTACGAAGCTGGCCGCTTTAAATATGAGCCGGGGGACCTGATACTCATTGCCGACTTGAACCTATCACCCACATACGGCAGCGGTGGCGGCATCGACGGACTGACATTTACAGGCGGCATCATGCTGGGCCAAAAGCGGGAAGATACAACTGTATCCACACTCGACGAAACAGCAGAGCAAAAGTACGACGCAAGGC